GGATGGGCGAAACCGAATGGTGAGCACCGGGCTACCACCCATCCTGGGTGGTCTGCCGGGCCCTGCCTCCGTGGATCCAACCAGGCACTGACTCGTTCAGTGTGTGGTGACCATACGGGGGGCGGACAGCCTAATAGGTTTAACCCGTTTACCGCCGAAACTTGCGACTGGATTGCGGCTGGTAACCGCCCCGTGCTTCAAAAACACGAGGAGGTTGTTCCGGCTGATCTTCAGTTTATGGAATCGGCAAAGGAGAAAGGCAAGGATGAAAAGATCGTTTCAGTCCTGGACCAATTAGTCAAGCGTATGGACAAGTGGGAGGCTTCAAAAAACGAGGCCCCCCCCACGGAAGTCCCAGTGGCGAAAGGGAAAGGGCAGAAAACGGTTACTTTCAATCCTACAGTGGAGGTGAAGGAAATTCCAAAGAAAAAGAAACCAGGCAAGAAAGCTCGGCAAAAGCTTCAGGAATTTCGTAAGGAAAACGAATCCTTGAAAGCGCAGCTGGCGAAGGCACCGTCTTCATCGACGGTGTTGAAGAGCGGCAACTGAGCAGCCAGGTTGGCTTCCTCCCAGGCTTCAAGGCTTGGCCGAGGGAGCAACCCGTATGGCCTTTCGAGGTGTGGGGCCTGTTAAATAGCACACCGGTATACCCTAAAGCTGTTCCATCTCACAGTCTGAAGAGCTTGGGCTTTAGGGCGAAATGCGCTACACAGAGCAAAAAGACTGAAAAAGTTCATCGACAGTTGGATAAACCACCTAGTTTTGATAAAGACTATGAGTACGTTTTCCCCACTTTTGAGGCGGTGTATCGGCGTACAGAACGTTTTGACAGGCCTGTGCCTGTTTACGACGCTGCCACAGTGAAAAGATGGACAGGACACCTACAGAGGGAGTACTCCACCATTGGGAGGACTCATGTCCGTGATTTCGACAATTTGTACATCCGACCTGATGCAGCTGTTGGACCTCTCGCAGACTCGTGTTGCAGGAGGACCGACCAGCTCTTAAAATGGTATGGTGCGCGTTGTTGGACTTACTGGGACAATGCCGTTAATGAAGGGTGGCCTGTCTTTTGGAAAACTGCAGGTAAGGTTGAAATGCTCCCGAAAGGGAAGGAGCCCCGGACTTTCGTCTTCTGTGACAAGTTCATGGGCCTGTGTTTCAGCCGGGTGACATCCGAAATGAATGATTTGTTCAAAGAGGACAGACATATGACTCCATCTGCTGTTGGCATGAGTATTTACGGTGCTGAGTACATTAGCATTGCTCAAAAACTGGATAGATTCCCC